TTTATGAACTTATCCATCCTTATATTCATCTAGCTAATCATAATGCAGGCTGGAACTTTGAATGGTCACGTACGGAGGAGATACAATTCACCATTTATAAACCTGGACAATTTTATGGGTGGCATACTGACAGTGGTGACAAACCTAACACTAATTTAAAATCCATTTTGACTTATGGTAAAATAAGAAAGATAAGCACAGTGGTTCAGCTCTCAGATCCCTCCACCTATGAAGGAGGTCTAGTGCAATTGGACCCTCGCCAACAGGATCCCGAAAAAAAGAAAAAACGTCATATCCTGACCGCTTCTACCAAACAGGGAACGATTACTTGTTTCCCTTCTTTTGTGTGGCATCGAGCAACTGCTATTAGCAAAGGTGTAAGGTATAGCATTCCCATGTGGAGTTTGGGCCTTCCTTATAAATAATGTATAAAGTGAATGATATTATTATTGTGGGAGGAGGATCTTCGGCATGGTTAACTGCTGCTTATCTTTCGCATAATAGTGAATTCGAAATTACAATCGTTGATAAAGAAGAAGGAAAACCTATTGGAGTTGGAGAAGCAACGCTACTTAATTTTAAACCTTTTATGGATGCGTGTGGCTTTAAGTTTGAGGAATGGTTTAAAGAAATTGACGCAACTTATAAAACAGGTATTTTATTTCCAGGGTGGGGAAAAAATAAACGAGCTGTATGGCATCCTTTTCAAATGAACCCCATAGCCCAGCCTGGAGAAATACGCCCTGAACAAGGTACCGCTTTTCATGTCGACTGCAGTAAGCTTGTTAAATTTATACAATCTAAATTATCTATCGCAACAGTTAGAAGTGAAGTTATTAAATTAGATACAAAAGGTTTATTATTAAAAAATAAACGACGACTTAACGCTGATCTCTTTATTGATTGTACAGGATTTAAAAGTCTTTTACAAAAAACTCCTCTTACAATTCTTAAAGATCGACTGATCTGTGATACGGCTATTGCGGGTCATGTATCTTATCAAGATACATGGAAGGAAAGAACTCCTTATGTAATTTCCGAAGCAGTAGAGTGTGGATGGATTTGGAAAATTCCTCTTCAATCCCGTATCGGTACAGGAATAGTTTTCAATAAAACCATTACTCCAGTCTCCCAAGCTAAACAAATCTTTCTTAGTCATTGGAATCAACGAGTAGGTCCTACTAAAATTATTGATTGGACACCATATTATAAAAAAGAATTTTGGAAAAATAATGTAGTACGCATCGGTTTATCTGCAGGTTTTATTGAACCTTTAGAAAGCACTGGTTTAGCCCTCATTATGGAAGGTGCTCACCAACTGCTGCTTGCGTTGAATGGCCCAGGTTATACTGCCCATAACATTGCTATTTATAATGCTATTCTTCAAAATTTTTTTGAAGAATCTATTGATTTTATTGGAGCTCATTATACTTTAAACACGCGTTCCGAATCTTTTTGGTGTAAAGCACGATCACAAATTAAAAAATCTAAACGACAGCTTCTATACAGTAAAATTCTTGAAGACTCGGCCTCCCATCATATACGAAATCTTGGATCCTATTCTTTCTTTAAGGAAAATAACTGGATTACATGGCTAAAGCAACAATGAAGAATGAAACATTATTAATAGGGGGTATTATATAAGTTGATATAGTCTAAAATCTAGTATATTTGTAGGAAAACGGATTTTCTATGCTACATAAAATCAGACTAATCCCTGGATTAGATAAACAATCCTCAGATACAGGAGCCGAAGGCAAATGGGTAAATGCAGATTATACTCGTTTTCGTTATGGCTTTCCTGAAAAAGTAGGGGGTTGGGAACAATTGGTTAGTGATAACTTAATTGGTGCAGGTCGCGATCAACATACCTGGGTCGATCTAGCGGGTAATAAGTACGCAGCTATTGGAACTAATAAGTGCCTTTACATTTATTTTGAAGGAGCGGTCTATGATATCACTCCTCTCGATACAACGCGTCAACAAACCGGTGCCACGTTCACGACCGCGAGTGGTTCACCCATCGTTACTCTGACTACCAGTAGTGCTCATGATGCCGAGGAAGGAGATATTATTTTATGTTCCAGCGCCACTTCTGTACCTGGAGGTTTTAGCGCATCTGATTTTGACGATACACTTTTTGAAGTAACTTCTGTGCCAAGTTCTACGACCATGAAAATTACTATGGGAAGCAATGCGGGCTCAACCGCAGGACCCTCAGGAACGGTCACCATAGATTTTTATTATGTAATTGGCCCTCTTATCCAAACTTATGGATATGGCTGGGGCACAAATACTTTTGGCGGAACGACGACACCTACTATTTCTACAACTTTAGATGGAGCTCTTCTTGAAGATAGTGCAGGGACAGGAGGATCAGGAACTGATATTGATTTAGTTAGTACGACCGGCTTTACTAGTGCGGGTACGATCTTGGTAGAGAGCGAACTTATTACTTATACTGGAATTACCAGCAACGCCTTAAACGGAATTACCAGAGCAACCAACGGAACTTCAACGGCCGCTCATAGCAGTGGCACAACAACTTATGATGCTACAACTTATGTAGGATGGGGCAAAGCAAGTTCTTCCTCTAATATTATTATTGAACCTGCGCAATGGAGACTTCTTAACTATGGAGAAGATTTATTAGCGCTTATTCATAACAAAACAATTTTTCAATGGGAGCCTTCTCTACCTAACTTAAGTGTAAGAGCAGTTTTAGTTACCGGATCAGAAGTTCCTACGGCTTCAAGAGATATGGTTCTCTCGACCCCTGACCGTCATTTAATTTGTGTTGGAACAGAGACGACGCTTCAGTCTACCACAACTCAAGATGATATGTTTGTTCGTTGGTCTGATCAAGAAAGCATTACAAGTTGGACTCCAACAGCAAGCAATACAGCAGGAAGTCAAAGACTTACCGATGGTTCTAAACTTATGGGTGGAATTGTAGGAAGAACCGCTGTGTATCTTTGGTCCGATACCGCAATGTTTACCATGAAATTTATTGGACCTCCTTTAACGTTTGGGTTTCAACAAATGGGAACGAATTGTGGCATGACTAGTCAGCACGCTGCAGCTGAAGTTAATGGTATTGCCTATTGGATGGGACCTACTGGGTTCTATCAATTTAATGGAGGACGAGTAGAATTAATGCCTTGTCTGGTGGAAGATTATGTCTTCGAAGATATTAATGCTAACGCCAATCAACAAATACATGTGGCAGTTAACGCTTTATTTGGAGAGATCACTTGGTTTTATCCGAGTAGTAATTCTGACTATGTAGATCGATCGGTAACCTATAATTATTTAGACTCCTCTCCTCAAAATCCAATCTGGTATACTTCTTCTCTTGCTCGTTCAACGTGGAGCATCGAAGGTGTTTTTAGTAAACCTTACGCTACTGAATTTAAAAGTGCGGTAGCCCCTACCAATCCCACAGTCGTAGGAATTTCTAATGGTGCTAGTTATTACTGGCAACAGGAAAAAGGAACAGACGAAGTTTTTAGTAGTGGCACAACCAACGCCATCTCCGCTAGTGTGGAATCAGGGGACTATGACATTGGAACTCAAGGGATCGAAGGACCTATTGGGGGTGAGTTCATGATGAGAATTAGCAGGATCATACCTGATTTCGGATCTCAAACAGGAACCGCTAAAGTTTATTTAAACACTAAAGAATTTCCAAGTAGTACAGCAACCTCTACTTCTTATAATGCCACAACTTCAACGACTCAGATCTTTACTCGTGCAAGAGCTAGACAAATTGCAATCAAGGTAGGTAATGTAAGCACAGGCCAAACTTGGAGAATGGGAACTTTTAGGTTAGATGTTCATCCAGGAGGTAGAAGATAAAATGAAAAATTTTTATGCCTCCAATGTATATCCTATATTTTAATGGAGGAATATGGCAAAGATTAGTGAAGTTGTAGCAACGATTCTAGGTCCAGACTTTGATTCTATGAATGTTCAATCTCTGGCAGATAATGTAGGGTCAGTCGTACAGAAACTTAATACCACTTACCAACAACAATTAACCGATGAGTATGAAGCCTTTACTTTATTCATCACTTAGGTTAAATTAAGGAAAAGAAGAAATGGCAAATATCTATAAAAACAGCATCGATGTGGTTTCGACTACAAATATTAAAACAGTTTATACTTGTCCCTCTGAAACCGTAGCATTAGTTAAATCAGTTTCAGCTTACAATGCTCATGCATCCGCATCTGCTGATTGGACTTTAACTTTATATGATTCCAGCGCTACATCTAATGTAGTATACGCAAAAAATGCAAGTACTGCTTCAGCAGCTAAAGTAGAGTTCTTGGAAGGAGATGCCAGCACTCTTTTAGTTTTAGAAGAAAGTGATGCTATTAAATTTACAACTACTGTAACCAGCGCTAATGTAGCAATTAGCGTACTACAACAGGATAGAACATAATGCCTTTTAAAGAATCAGGACAAATAATAGATTATGCAGAAATAGATGGAAAAAAAGTTCCACGCTATCGATGTGAAACTGAAGTTACTTTAACCAACACCCAAACTGGAAAAGAATATATGTCAGATAAAGAAGCAGAGGACGACGTGAAAGACTCTAATACAGCTACACAGAAAGAGCATATTAGAAGAGATGTTAAAGTCACCGTCCCTAAAATGGTTATGGGAAGCGGGACTTTAAAAGATGAGTCCTAAAGGCGGAACAGAATTACAGTTTGATGAACTTAAGAAAAGACTTCCAGAACATTATTGGAAGAAAATTAATCTTACCACATCGGTCCCTGAAAAAACTCCTATTCAAAAAGGAAAGCTTAATATTTTATGGTTAAAAAATTCTCATGATCAACCCAACATTCGGCCATGGTTTTCAAAGCCGGAGAATCATCATAAATATGAATGGTATATTTTTAATTCTCATTGGAGTTTTGAAAAATATAGGCTTTACTTTAATCTTCCTGCTAGTCGTTGTCGTGTTATTAAGAATGCACTACCTAAAGTTAAATGGCTTCAACGATCCCGGTACCAAACAGATAAACCCTTAAGACTTATTCATGTTTCAACGCCCTGGAGAGGACTTAATATTCTTTTAGCAGCGATGCATCATCTAGTTAATGAAGAAATTCAACTGGATGTTTATAGTTCTACTCAACTTTACGGAGACAAATTTAAAGAAGTCAATGATAAACATTATGAATCTCTTTATGAACACGCTCGTAAAATGGATAACGTAAATTACATTGGTTACAAACCTAACTTAGAAATTATTGATGCGATGCAGGCTAGTCATGTCTTTGCTTACCCCTGCATTTGGGAAGAGACTTCTTGTATTTCAGCCATCGAAGCCATGGCCGCAGGAAATATTTCTTTGGTCACCAACTTTGGGGCGCTCCCTGAAACCTGTGGAGACTATGGATATTATGTACCATACGATACAGATCCTAAAAAACTCTCGGAAGAATATGCGTCTCATGTGCTTTATATAAAAAAAATTTTACCAACGGACGCTATTCAACAGCGTCTAGAAAATCAACGTCAGCATTTCAATCATTTTTTTAGTTGGGAGGAACGAATTAAAGAATGGATTGCCTTTTTAAACAACGCTCTACAGGCTAAAGGAATTTCTCATGGAAATGAATGATGGAATTTTAACCGAAGATAAATTTGAAGAAGTCACGAAACTTTTTCCTCAAAATACAGTTGATGGAACTAGACTCATTGATCAACCCACTCAGACTATCATACCAAATAGTATATTTGTTGTTACACCTTGCATGGGAACGTTAATGCTTTCCTATGTTAAATCGGTTTTAGAACTTCAGGCTATCTGCCTCTCTAAAAAAATAAATGTTAAATTTCATATGGTTCAATCTTCTCTGGTTACACAAGGAAGAAATTTATGCGTTCAAGCTTTTCTTAATTCCCGTTGTTCCTACATGTTGTTTATAGATTCCGATATTGAATTTGATGCTGCTTCTATTCCCACCATGATGGATCGTAACAAAGATATTATCCTGACTCCTTACCCTATGAAAATTTTTGATTGGGACAAGGCACGGAAACTTTCCTCTAAATCAGGGAAACCCATTGAAGACTGTCCTCATTATTTCTGTCTTGAATTTCCTGATAAAAATAAAATTGAAAGTAAAGGAGGCTTATGTGAAATTATTCGAGGACCAGCAGGGTGCATGCTTATTAAAAGAGAGGTCTTCGATAAGTTGATGAAAGCTTACCCGAAGATGAAAATTAAACAAAAACAATTAGTGAATGGGCTTATGTCCACCAGTGAAAATGTTTGGAACTTCTTTGATAGCGATTTTAATCCTGAAACAGGAGTGTTTTTAGGGGAAGATTATGCCTTTTGCAAACGCTGGGTAGACATTGGCGGCAAGATGTATGCCAATGTTGACGCCTATATTACTCACTACGGAACCCACGGTTTTCGTGGAAGATTCATTGACGAAGGCAAAAAAGTAAAGTAATACTATAGTTTAGGGATTTTTCAGGATTGCCCTTCAACCTGCCTCATTATATAATTGGAATTAAATATGCATGGAATTGAATCTATAAGACAACCCTACGGTTTCGGAAGCTTTGTAAGCAAGGCGTTCAAAAAGGCAGGTCGAGGCATTAAGAAAGTTATTAAAAGTCCTATAGGCAAGATGGCCCTTCTGGGTGGTCTTGGAATGTATGGTATGGGGGCAGGTCCTTTTTCAGGTATGAGAGGTGCTGGTTTTATGAAGAGCCCTAATAAATGGGGAAAGGTTATGAGTTTTTTAGGACAGGGAGAGACTGCAACTCCGATGGGTACTATGATAGGAAAAGGCCCTCTGCATGGGGTTACACAAGCAGCGAAAATTTTACCCAAAGCAAAACCCGTAACAGGAAATCTTTTAACAAAAGGACTTAGCTGGGCTAAAGCTAATCCTTGGAAGACGGCCGGGATTCTTGGTGTAGGAGCCGGAGCAGGAGCGGCAGTGGCGGCAGGTCAGGGTGAAGAAGAAATTGACGAAACAATAAGTGGTAAAGGTCATGAGGATTATTTAAAGATGAGAAAATTATGGGACTGGGGTGGAGAAGAACCAATGTTCAGTGCTGCTGAAGGTGGAAGAGTTGGGTATTTTGCAGCTGGTCCTGTGGTTAAAAAAGGAATTACAGAAGTACTAAAAAAATTTAAACGACCTATTTTTTCATTTGAGGATGAAGCTAAAATGATTATGGAACTTACAAAAACAGGAAAATATACAGAAAAAGAATTAATGGTACTCGATGGAGATCAACTAGTTGAAATTTATGCCCGTGAAGGATTTACTTCCCCTCAAGCTATTCCTGATGCCGATGAAACTATTAACTTAAAAAATATTACACCCAAAATAGAAAAAGCTGAAGGTGGTAGAGTTCACGCGCAACAAGGACTACTTGCAACTCCAGA